CTTCTTGTCTTCAAGTAAGTAGAGGGAAAATAACCGCTTCAATGCTTTAAACGAGTTGGTGTTCTTGTAATAGCGTATATCATCTTCCAACCCCTTTTCAATTAATTTTTTACTCGGGTTCTCTGGGTAATTGCTCTTACCATTCTTCGTCTTGATGTAATAGTTTTCACTTATCTCGCAAAATTGGTTGCCGACTTGCCGTATCAAGTCAATTTTCAGAGTGGTCGGGTCTAAAAGGCACTCCTCCATCGTCTTATAAGTGCCGTCAATCAGTTTGATTTTCCCAGCTTCAACATCCTTGGGTTTCCAGCGTAGAATGAAGAGGTCTCGCACCAAGTCCTCCTTCTCCTCATCCGATTTCGCCTTGTTAATCGCCATCTTTCGCCCTCTTGGTATGAGCGGGTTTTTCAAATACTTTTTGAGCGACTTTGCCGAGTAGTCTCCCTCGTAGAGTAGTCGTTCATCGTGTCCGCATTTAAAGTCCGTAATAAAGACAGTAGGGTCATCTCTGGCTTCTCGGTAAGCCTTCTGGAAGTGTTTTGTAATTAGAGGGGGAGACTGAAGAAGGTCGGTTTCAATATCGTAGTCCGAGCCGTATAGAATAGAGCGTAATGAGTTTGACCCTATCAGTTTGTATTTACCTTTGACTGCGAACAATTCTATCAAATCATCAACCGCATTATTTAACATTTGAGTAGTTTTCTTCTCCATTTTAATATATACTGATAATATAAATGTCTTGGAGCGGAGTAAATATTATTGAACTAATCAACAGCCCTAAATCTAACAAGCGTTTCAGAATTGTATTTGAAGATGGAGATAAAATTGGAAAGGTGGATTTCGGCTCACCAGTGGCTACCACTTTTATTGATGGAGCAGACATTCAGAAGCGGGATAATTACAGAAAGAGACACCTTGCGAACAAGACCGAGAAGCACCGAATTGAAAACCTTATTCCAAGTCCAGCCTTGTTTGCTTACTATATTTTGTGGGGAGACAGTCAAGATATGACCGACAATATAATCCAATTACAGAAAGCTTTGCGTAAAAAAGGTTAGATTTATTTAGCAATAATTTATAAGAATGAACGACCACCAAAAAAAGATTTTTGAGAAGCTCAAGCGTGAGGATTGTATCCCATTTATTGATAAGTATTACGAGAGTATAGGCAGAACCGAAGTCCCAGATTATAAGAATTATACCTTACAAGAATTAAAAAAATGTTTGGTTCTGTTTAAAATACATTTAGCAGTTTCGGAAGAATAATAATCTAACGGTATTATATAAATGGATAAAGGACTTATCGGACAACACTACTGGATTATCAACGGCTTTGGTGGCGAACCCCCAATTGAAGAGCAAATTATTGTTGCGAAAGAAGAAATTGCTAATTACGAAGAGAAGCAACAGATAGCCAAGGATACTTGGACTGACGAAGAATGGAAAGACGAAGCCAAGTTATACGAGTTTTGGCTCTACAAGAATATGGTTTTTTATTGGGAAAGGGTTCTGAAGACCCTTCAAGAAGACCACTCTATTAAAATTACAGACGAGATTGTAGAACTTGAGGACAGCGATTTTTCTGTATAAAAAAAAGGGGCGAACCCCTCGTTTTTAGTTTTGTGTTTAAGTTAAAGTTATACTAAATACAAAATACAAATATACAAATATACAAATACAAATATACGGTGTTTTACTTACCTTCTCTTCTGGGTCATCTGGGCAACTTCGGCTTTGAGACGCTTTTCTCGCTGTTTCTTGAGGTCTTCGGGGCTCAAATACTGTCCGATGGATTTGAGATAGTCGTCCTTCTGCTTCTGCTTGAGTTTCTGTTCCGCTTTGGCTTCGGCTTGAGCCTTCTTCTCCTCTTGCTTTCGTAGTTCCTTGGTGGTGAGCTTCTTCTCCTTGACCTCTGGAACAAGAGTTAAGACCTCGGCTTCGGCTTTGAGACGCTGGGCAATCTGCTCTTCGGTTTCTACGACTGGCTGGGGGACGGAGGGCTTACGCTTGGGTGCTTTGACGCTCTTGAAACCTTCTACAACTCTTGCGATGTTTTCGGCTTGTTTGAAGATAGCTCCAACTGGGTTGTGGTCAAGCTCAAAGTCAGCCATCCTTGCCTTAAGGACATACCTCGTGTTACAGTCGTCACAGCATCTGCCGTCTCTGTAGGGTTGAGCGTTGTTTCCAAAGCCTCTGTAGGTTTCTCGGCAGATACAGCAAGTCTCGGTGAGTTCAGCTCCAGCCACTTCTCTACGGGTATAGCCATACTCAAAGTCAAAGCAAAGTCCCTTACTTCCGTCGGGCATCACCAACTCCTTGATGTTGGTGTATCCAGCCTTGAAGCTTACGAACTTCTTGTCGCCGTTGCGTCTGCTGAACCAAGCAAAGTCAGCCTTCGTCAGAGTAGCTCCACTCTTCATCTGCTTGGGGGCGTAGCCGAGCAGTTTAAGACTGTTGCTCAAGTCCGAAGCGAGGCTGTCCAGCAAAGCACAGCACTTGTGGAGGTTCTCGTGAGCAATGTCGTAGTGTTCTCTGGGGAGTGTCCTCGTCTCCATATAGTCAGTGTAGTCCTTGACGATATGAGCCATACGCCTTTCGTAGTCGCCGTAGAAGACAAGATACATCAGAGTGTGGAGGCAAGACTGATATACGAACAGATACTTGGTGCTGTCGGTCAAGAAGTCGTGTTCGTTCTCAAACTGCTTGAGGCGGAGGGCAAGTGGCTTGGTTTCTGGGTCGTAGGCATCCAAGAACATCTCAAGGTAGTGAGTAGTGTGGTCGTTGTAGAAGAGATTACAGAGCATACAAAGAGTGGAAATGTCGCAAGACAAAGTTCTCTGGGAAATCAAGGCGTTGTTAGTAGCGTTCATCGTTTTAAAAGTTGGTATTGGTTCGTTTGGTTTTGCGTCTGGATAATTTACAATAAAAGATTTCAATTTTACAGGTTCAGTTTCTTTTTTTGCTTCTGGAGTTTCTACAAAATTGGTGTTCAATTTTATAGCCTCTCCCCTCTCCAAAATCCAACTTTCTCCTTTAACGATACCATCTATCCACTCGTTCGCCTCTTTATCGTCTTCGCATCCAAGTTTAAACACTTCTTGTAGAATAACTTTTTGATAATCTTTTTTGGTAAAAGTTTTGCGTTCATCCTTCGTCATCTTGAATGAAGAGTTTAAGTTGAGAAGAATGTTGTAAAGTTGTTCCTCGGTGTATCTGGAAAGACCAGTAAGCAAAGACTGAAGTTCAGTCTGGAGTTCAACAATGCGGTCGGGGTTAAGTTTAGCGTAGTTAAGTTCAGTGTTAGCGTTCATCTTATTGAGTTAGTCTCGGTTTGGTTTTAATTTTATACCTTTCTTTTCTTTGCTAAAAAACATTTCAATTTTTTTTGTTTTCTATATTTTTTGAAAAATACTAAAAATCTATAATTTTTTTGGACTGGATTTTGTATTTTTTTTATTTTTTTTTTTAAAATCCGCCCCATCTACAGTGTCCGAACCAACTAACTATCTCTCTTTTTATTATTAGTCAGTGTTAGGGAGAGTAGGGAGAGTTTGGAGAGGTAAGGGAGAGTTTGGGGAGAGTAGGGATAGTTGGAGAGTTTTTTTGGAAATATTTTTGGGCAAAAATGAAAACACATTTTCACTTTTCATTTTTTTCTTGGAGGATTTTTTTTGACCAAAACTCTCCCTACTCTCCCTAACCCTCCCTACCCACCCTCCAAAAAAATCTGTCTCAATTTTTTTTTTGTAAAACCAGTTCCGCCTTAATTAAAAAAGTGTTAAGTTTGAAAAAAGTCTAAATACAAAAACCATTAATGAAAAGTTAAGTTCAATATAGGATTTATAGATTTTAAGTAATCTCAATTTTATTAGTAATAAAAAAAAAATTGAAATGCTTTTTCGGCTGGGAGGCAAGAGTATAAATATTACGAAACCTACCAAGTATCAACTTAACTAACTTAACTTAATACGATGACGACCCTTTTTGAAGAGCTTATCCAAGAGAGCTACTATAACCAAGAGAACTTTCTGAAGGATATAACCCTCGGCACAGACTACACCGCCGAGGACTGCCTACAAGCAAATGTAGGATGGTGTAAGTGTGGTAGCGACTTGGCTGAATGCGTCAAGTTTTGCTACCAGTGTGGCGAGAAAAACTGGAACGAGGACTGGGATTTCCAATACTGTTGCCGAGGATGTGGAGAGGAAAAAGACCAGAGGGATGAGGCGAAGTGCGACTACGACGACTACTGCTACAAGTGTTGCGACGGAAGAGGGTGCGACTGCCCGACCTGCGAGGATAATAAAAAAAAATGCGAACACAAATGGGAGTGTGGGTGCGAGAAGGAGTATTGCGGAGATTGCCTCATTGCTATTGAGGAAGGTGACTTCGTAATGTGCGAGGATGAGAGTTGTAAGCACTATTACTCTTACAGAAACGACAACTGTAATTGTAATGATAGGAACTGCGGATTTTGTAGATAAACATTTGTATTTAGTTTTATATATCTTATTCTTAACTTAACCTTAACTTAACTTTAACTTTTATTTATTTTTTAAAAAAATGAGAAGCTAAAATTATAGATTTTTAGTATTTTTCAAAAAATATAGAAAACAAAAAAAATTGAAATATTTTTTAGCCAAGGACAGAAAGCTATAAAATTGAACACTTTATTTGTAAAACTCCCAAGAGCAAATTATTATAACAACAACTACTAACGAACTAACGATGAACACTAACACCAAGAAGAACACTCCCAAGGTTAAGCCCAACGACCCCTGCCCTTGTAAGTGCGGTCAGAAGTTTAAGAAGTGCTTGAACAACGACCCCAACAACCCACCTCCCAGACCCCGCATCACCACCGTTGATGGTTTTGATGGGCACTTTTGGGTAGTCAGAGACGGCGTTATCATTGACCCTCACTTCCAGCAATACGATAAGGTCAAGCGTCTTAACGATTTGGAGGGCGATAACTGCTACCACCCAGCACCTCAAGCAGTCCAAGAAGAGTTTATCAACGCTCTGAAGGGACAATACACCCGAGCTTTTGGTGACTTGGCTAACTTCCCATCTGAAGCCAAGCGACTTGGCTGGAAACCCGAGGCAAATATGTGCGAGAAGAACGCACTTTGCGAGTGGGTGGAACGAGGTGGCGAGATTGTCTTTGGCTCTCTGGGCTGGAAGGAACGAGGAACTAACACCATCTGGTGGGAGTTTGGAGGCGACGACTGGGACAAGACCGAGCACTTCTTGAAGCGTTGGAGAACCGAGGTGACCCCCCACACGAAGGCACAGATGGAACGCCAGATAAAGAAACTGATGGCGAGACTGGCGAGAGGCGAGATTAGTATGGACGACATCGCATCTGGGCTATAAGGTAAGTATATAAACTTGTATTTTAAAACTTTTGAACTTTAACTTTAACTAAAACCAAAAACAAGGAGGGCATTTTGCCCCTTTTTTGTTTTTATATAAAATTGAATTGTTTTAATCTGAAACTGGAATTAGACAAAAGATAATCTAAAACCACTTAAAAGCTAAACTATATTAATATTAGACAATGACGAACGAAGAACCCAAAGATAAATCCAACCTAATTTTAGGAAGTAAAAAGGATTGGCTAACTGTATATAAACTTCCATACGACAAGACAGAATGGGGGGTGTTTTACGAAGACTATAAGGAGTTCAATCAGCTCCAACTTCAAAAAGCATTAGAAAAAACCAAAAACCAAATTACGAAAGCGAAGAAGTTGGGATACATTGATAAATTGAATTACACCAAACATATATTTTACAAGACGGAATGGAATGAAAAGGAAGATTGTTTTGAAACGCCAGAAATACTATTGAGGGAATTGCCGAACAGTAGAACATCCCAGCAACATATTTCGCAGAAGTGGTGCTCCGCATACGATGACTACAAGACCACGCAAGAAAAGATATTCAAGGCTTACCACGAAAGACTGATGCCCCAGTATAAAGAAGTCAAGGCATACTACGAACGCAGAAAGGAAGAGCTGGAATTAGAACAGAAGGAAGCACACAAGGAAAGGGCAAATGAAGAAGTGGAGTGTCCTTGTTGTAAGTCAATGGTAGCACGAACCAACTTGGCGAGGCACAAAAAATCAAAGAAATGTATGGAAAGTCTCAAAAAATAATAAAAGGATATAATATAAATGGCGACAAACTCATCATTCGGCTATCTTCCATTGGGCTCAATTATTTATTACGCTTCAAACCTAAACATTCCCGATACTTTTTTACTCTGCGACGGAGCAGATTATAGCAAAGAGACTTACTCACTATTATTTAGCGTTTTAGGAACATCGTATGGTTCGGCATCCGCTACAACTTTCAAAGTTCCAGACCTTGTTACTTATTCTTACCTTAAAGGTGGAGCGGTAAGTAGTGGAGTTCCCAGTCCTGCGGTAGTTACAGCACCTAATGCTCTTTTGAGCTCGGCAACTATTCCCAATCTGTCCCAAGCCAATTTTGCTTTTGGTAGTTGGAACTTGACGGCAAACATTAACAACGGTGTTTGGTTTGAGAATAGTGGTTCTCCGAGAGTAGATGTTGTTCCTCTTGGTAGCGACAGCACAGTGAAAGCAAATAGCACAGACATTAGTAGTTATAGTGCCGTTAAAAACGCTGGAACAATCGGATTTTCAAATGGTGCTCAAGACCCAATTGTCTTTACACCAGACCCTACATCAGAAGTAGAATTAGACGCAGTAACACTTGTTCCTTTGGTTAAAGCTTGGTATGATTTCTACCCTCCTGACTGGACACCCCTACCCGTCTCAACCGATAACGGATATAGACAACCAGTTCCAGCGTCTAACGCATCTTTTACTACAAACCCAACTGGTATATATTTGGATGACCCTCAATTAAGTGGATTTGTTTTTGATAAGCCAACATTTTAATAATATCTCGGTATAGTATAAATGTCGGCAAAAAACACAGACGGATTTAATGGTTTCCCAATTCCAGTAGGCACAGTTTTTTCTTACGCTGGTTCAGTAGATGAAGAGGTGTTCCCACAAGGTTATTTAATATGCGATGGAGGCGAATACGAACAAGCTGATTATCCAGAATTATTTAGGGTAATAGGAGCAACCTACGGAGCTCCAACATCCCCAGAGCTCTTTAAAGTTCCAGATTTCGTTGGAATATACGCCAAAAACGCAACAACTGCTGGTGTAGTAGAAAATAAAACAGCAATACCAGAGTTCGCTCCAGTAGCACTAACAACCGCAAACTTGCCCACTTTTGGAGGTATAGGTTTTACAGCAAATGTAAATGGTAGCTTTCCAACTGGTAGTTCATCTTCTTCTACAGATAATACAGACAACGGACTTTTTCCAGATAGTTATCCGATGACTACTTGGAATAGAACAGAGACTGTGGATTTAACCTCAAACTCCGCACCAGTTTTTAACTACACAAACGGCACTGGAACAGTAGCAGATTTACTTATTGCTTCAACGACTGGAGCTTTCCAAGTCCAAAGTCTTGAAATAGTATTTATTATAAAGGCGGAGTATTTATTATAAAGGGGAACTTTTAATATATAATAATAGTATAAATGTCGGTCAAATCATTTTTCGGTGATAATGGATACCCAATACCAGTAGGAGTAGTAATGCCTTACGCTGGATTTCTCAAGCCAGAAGGATACTTACTCTGCGATGGCTCACCCATTCTTCAAGCAGACTACCCCCAATTATTTAGAGTGTTAGATGGAGTAGGATACGGACAAAACGCAACACAATTTAACACCCCCAATCTTGTAGATTGCTTTATACAAGGAACAGCTGTTAATTCGGCAACAGCAATACCAGCTTCAACTGGAGGCGACACCATATCTTTTTCAGTGTCGGAAGCCCAGATGCCTAATTTCTCAACTAATACACAGAGCGGAATTGGCTTTAGCACTAACAATATAGCTCACGACGGTCTAATTACAACGAACGGAGGAGACCATACACAATCTGGTGGCTCACCCACTTCCACATTTTTGGGACGAGACACTACAACCTTTCCAGCTGGTTCAGTGTCGGTAGTTTTAAGTAATACAACTGCTTCTTATACTGGAACTGGGTCAGTCCAAACTGTAGCAATATCTGATATAGAGCCAAAACACTATACAATGGCTTTCTATATTAGAGCGGATTATTAAGAAATCATTAGCATTTTAATCTATATTAATAGTATAAGATGTCGCAATTCAACCTTCAAAAGAACGCTACAAATCCAGACCAAATCTACTTTGATTTAACTGTGACCAATTTCCAATCCACTACAGTAGCACCACAAAAGTTTTATTATAACGAACAGCGAACCCTACCATTCGTAAGTGTTCCCGAAGATTATTATTTAAGTATTCTCCGTTTCACAGTTGAGACTGGGTCATTACCATTATTTATACCGAGTATCCAACCAGCGTCTCAACAAGTAGTTCCAGCAGACCCCAACCTTACTATTTACTCGGTGGCTTTAGAGTATATTGACCCAGCAACAAGTATAAATTACACCGCACAGAGTTTCGTAGAGTGGGTTCCGCAAGATTTAGGCGTTCCAACTCAAACAACTCTCGGTGCTAACGGAATACAAGTAAATGATAACGGTTACTATAATTGTTATTCTTATAACTACTGGTGCTACTTGATATGGAGAGCATTTCAGAGAGCATTCGGAACTGGAGGTCTAACCCCTTACGGAAATCCCAATTTGTCGTTGTCCCAGCAACTTACTAACGCTGGTGTCGTAAATCCAGCCACCTACTCTCCTTTCTTTAGCTGGGATAGCACAAGTAATACCGCCACTATAACCGCCGAGTTCCCTTACTGTATCAATCAAGCTGTAGGAACGAATAACATTGGTATCTACTTTAACTCTCCTTTGTTCCAGCTTTTTAACTCTTTCCCCGCCAGATATTTAGGATATACTACAGTAACAAGCGGTAAGAACTTCCGTATTGAACTGGCGAATGTAGGAGGTTTGAACTTGACTACCGTCCAAGTCCCTAACTCAATGCCCGTTACAACTTGGGATGGTTATACTTTGAGCCAAGAATATCCCACAATTGAGAATTGGTCGCCGATTTTAGCATTAGTTTTCGTATCCAATACCCTTCCTATCCAACCCAATAATGTTTCTACGCCAGTCGTCTATAACAACAACGAACAAGTAGTTTTAGGAGGAAATAACGCCGATACCGCCAATATAATTACGGATTTGGTTAGTGATACTGGAAATTACCGTCCAGCCCTTGTCTATTTACCCCAAGCCCAATACCGATATGTGACCCTTTACGGAAATCGCCCCCTTTACAATTTAGACTTGTCTATTTTTTACCGAACCAAAACTGGACAACTAATTCCCTTTAGCCTTCAAAGTGGTGGGTCGGTGACCGTCAAGTTTGCCTTTATTAAGAAGTCAAGCATCAATAAATAGAAAGGTAGCCCCGATTAAAAATCTTCTCCGCCGATATTATTTTGTTTTTATATAATATAATATGAGCGACTTCAAAACTGTTCTTGTAAAAGATAGCGTCATTGGCGATATTACTTCTGATTTAGACTTTGCCGTCAAATCTGGAGCTTCCCAGACAACTTACCAGCGTTTCCCTTCTACTTCGGCATCCAACTCTGCCCTTATCTTTAACATCCAAGTTCCTTCCGAGAATGTTGTAATTGATAGAGCAATGATGATTACATCTGGCTTGACCTTTACTATTCTTGCTGGTTCGGCAACCGAGGTGGCTAATCAAGTCCCTGTTAATTCAAAGGCTATAAACTACGGTATCACTGATGCTCTCCAAGCTTTCCCTCTTAACTCTCTATTTACCACTGCTACTGCCCAGATTAATAACACTACTGTTACGATGAATACTCAAGATGTTCTTCCTTCTCTTCTCCGTATGACTGATAGTAGAGAGCTTTACAGATATAACAGTATGACCCCTTCATTCCCCGACTGTGCTTACGCATCTTACGCTTCTGGTGTCGGTGCTAATAACAATCCTCTTGGTGGATACGAGAATGCCTCATACGATATTGACCAAGTTCCCAGAGGTGCTTTCCCTGTTTCAATTGCCGTTCAGCACTTTGACCCCGCTGGAGTTATTTACGCTGGTGCTCAAGGTTCATCTTTAGTCAGTGCGAATGTTGCCGATACTTGGAGAATTGTTATATCTACCATCGTCACTGAACCTCTTATCCTTTCCCCTTTTATCTTTGGCGAACCCGAATACAACAAACAAGGTCTTTTAGGAATTAACAATATGTCTATCACTTTGAATGTTGATAGCACTTGTAAGCGTCTCTTCTCTTCTGCTACTAATTACATTACTGCTATTTCTTTAGGAAGCACTGCTAACCCCAACGGCTTCACTGCTTCTTCTGCTATTGGTGTTGCTACTCAACCCTCTGCTCCTGCTATCCTTTTCAAGTTCCTTTCTACCCAGCCTTCTGACCTTATCCAAACCAAGAATGTTGTCCCCTATATGGACTTCCCCCGTTATTTAACCTCAAGTGCTAACACCCCTACTCTTACTCAAGTTGGAACTGCTGGTGCTACTGCTACTCTCACATCAAGTAATCTTCAAATCAATCAAATCCCTGACTTGTTTATTATTAATGTTCGTATCCCAATGTCCCAGCAAAGATGGGTTAATCCCAGTTCATTCTTGGTTATCAACAACATCAGTATCAACTTGAATAACCAGTCTGGTCTCTTGTCTTCTGCTTCCCAGTATGACCTTTGGAGAATGTCTATCCGCAACGGCTCAACCCAATCTTGGACAGAGTTTAGCGGACAAGCTCTTGCTTCTGCTACTGCTACTGGTGCTGGTTCTCTTGTTTATACCACTGGTTCGTTGTTGGTTATCAACCCTGCTTACGATTTGTCTCTTCCCGACTACATTTCTTGCGGTTCTCTTGGTAACTATAACTTCCAGTTCCAAACCAGTGTTACCAACCAGTATGGTTTCAATGTTCAGCCCGAAATCATCATTGTTGCCGTCAATTCTGGTATCTTCGTAACCCAGTCTGGTGTTTCAAGTGTCTATACTGGTATCCTTACCAAGGAGATGGTCTTGGCTTCCAAGTCTGGCTCTCAAGCTTCTGCGATGACCTCTGCCGAAGTTAGTAGAATGGTTGGTGGAAAGATGCTCAACGGTGCTCTAACTGCTATTAGAGGAATGCGTCGCCACTCCAGAGCTGTTGGTGGTGTCCCCAGTGGTGGAATGGCTCCCAGTGGCGGAATGGCTCCTTCTGGCGGTCGTCTCTCAAAACACTATTAAATTGATAAAGTCAATATAGAAAATTAGAATAGTTTAGATATATTATTTTGTTTATAATATATATAAAATGCCTCAAGCGAATATAACTTACGATATTCCCTACAATCGCAAAATGGTAGATATTTTGCGAGAGATGGATGAAAAACACTGGCGTAAAGCTGGAGATGCTTACGCTCCCACGATGTTTAGTGAAAAGCTCGGCAATTTCCACGGAGCAAAAATAGGTGGTGGAAGTCCCGCTGGTCAGCAATACGCTTTGAGCGGAAATAGTCCTGCTTATCCCCTTATTAATATGAACTCTGGAATGGCGGTTTCATCTGGCGGTGCGATGTATTCTGGAATTGATGGAGCTGTAGGAGGAGAAAGTTCTGGCGGTAAATATTCCGTTGATAAGTTCGTCAGAGACTTCAACAAAATAGGCAAACTTGTTAAGCCTGTAGCAAAACCAATTGTTAGAGCTTTAACCGATAAGGCTGTAGGAAAGATAACTGGTCTCGGACAGCGTTCTGGAGGCAAATACTCTGTTGATAAGTTCGTCAAAGATTTCGGAAAGATAGGCAAACTTGTTAAGCCTGTAGCAAAACCCATTTTGTCTGCTTTAACCAATAAGGCTGTAGGAAAGCTTACTGGTTTGGGAGAGTTGATGACTGGTTGCGGAGCTCCAGCACCCAAGAAGAAGATGGATGTTGTTGAGTTTTTAGCACCTTTAGGAGCAAAGAAGTCGCATTCTCTTAACCGTCTTCACGAATTAGTTGCCCCCTACAGAATGGAGGGAGGTAAATACTCTGTTGATAAGTTCGTCAGAGACTTCGGTAAGATTGGAAAACTTGTTAAGCCTGTCGCCAAACCTATCTTAAGGGCTTTAACCGATAAGGCTGTTGGTAAGATAACTGGATTGGGACACGGCAGTGATGATGAGATAGAACTTGTTAGACCGATGGAGATGGCTGTAAGCAAAGGCAAAGGTAAGAAAGGCGGTAAATACTCTGTTGATAAGTTCGTCAAGGACTTCGGCAAGATTGGAAAGCTAATTAAGCCAGTTGCGAAACCACTTGTTAAAGCTCTAACAGACAAAGCTGTAGGAAAAATAACTGGTTT